ATTGATGTCAACGCCAAACTTATCTTGCAACTGAGCTAGTCGCTCCATCTTAAACAAACGTTGCATGTCCGTAATTATTGGGTTGTCGTACTCTGATGGGTCTGGAACATTGCCTTTCTTGTCTACGTATGACCCACGAGTTCTTGGCTCGTATGCCCTATCGCCAAACATCTTTTCTATTTCAGAATCAGAAAGCCCGTCTTCTTTTAACTTACTAATAAACTTGTTGTTGCGTGTGTGTAGATAAGTAATCTCATCAGAAAACTCGCCGCCAAATACCTTTTTGTTTAGGGCGCTATTCTTCTCAAAACTCACCTTAAGATAAGCCTTTAGGGTATTCATCTGCTGAGTATTAAGATCTTTAGATAGCTCTTTTTCTAATCGAGCAAGTGATGTTTCTCTTGTTTTTCCTAGCTTGCCAGCACCGTAGTCAAGCAATGCACCTTTAGCTCTTGTGCTGTTGTTAATGACTTTAACTACTGGCACTAACGCTTCGGCTAAATTACCCAGGGATTTATTGACGTTCCGCAAAGCTGTTTCGTCAGCGCGTTGGAATCTAGCGCCAATCTGTGGGCTAACAACACGCATCAACTCATCTGATACGCCTGTAACTTTGTCATTGTAAAAGTTAGTTAGTGCGCCCGTAGCACTTTCCCAAAACTCACCAAACGTCTTAGCATCAGATAGAGGTTTGCGTGTGTACTTAGGTGTATCTACTTCAGTAAACACCTCATCAGCTTGAGCTTTTTGTATTGCTTGAGTAGCTGCAAGATTCTCTGGATCAAGAGACATATCAGCAATTTCATCTAACTCAGTACGCAATCCACCCGAGGACGATGGCATGCCTGCAAGACTTAACACCTTGCCGATAGCAAAACCGCCAAGACCGCCAACAGTTGCGCCAGCAAGCCTTTCATCAAATCCTTCACCAGCGCCAAAGCCATACACAGCGCCTTCAATGCCAGCCTGTTTGCCTACACTTTTTACTCCTGCTTTTGCAAGGCCAGCAGCAACACCAAGCCCGGTAGGTATAGCGCCCGCTGCTTCAGCAGCAAGAGAAAGCCCAGGCTGAAGCGCCTCGAATTTCTTTTGCTCTTCACGAATTGTCTTTAACTCTTCTTTATAGTTGCCCATAGGCTTTGAATGAGCGCGCATAATTGCTTCTAGCTCATCTGCAAAACCAAGAGTTACACCCTGAGCAATAGATCGAGAAACGCCAGCAACTCTTTCTCGCTGTCTTTTTTTCCGATTTTCATAAGCAATCTTAAAAAGCTCATCAAAATCATCTGTTTCTTCGTCTTTTTGTTTTTCTGATTTGCCTAAAATAACGCTCAAAGGATCTTGAGTTAAAGATCTATCCATTTTAAGCACCTCTTACTGCGCGAGTTTTTCTAAGCTCTTGCATTTCTCTGTAAGTAGCTTCTCTTTGCTCGGCTTCTAAACGATCAGCTTCAACAAACATACCTTCAACCGCTTCGTAAGCATCATCACGAACAGATTCTTTGTTTAACAATGAATCAATTTCAGACTCAGAAGGAGCTTTACCATTCTTTGTGTATGTTTTTTTAACCCATGACCGTATCAGGCCAACTCTTTCATTAGTTACTTCTTCAAGCCGTTGCTCTCGCAACTGGAAGGCGGCTTCTCCTGAAGTCTCAATGCCAGCTTCTTCAACTACTTGTTTAATAATGTTAATTTGCTCTTGGGCTGGGATGTTTGGCCTTAGCATGTATTCGCGTTTAAGAGTGTTTACGATGCTCCTATACAACTCTCTATCATTACCAGATTCGTCTTGTATTGCCGCATTGTTTGCGCGCTCAACAGCATCGTATATAGATTGACCAGCAAAAAATCTTTCAAGCCCAGAAACCTGAAACTTTTTAAATTTAGAAAGATATTGATTAACTGCTTGCTCTGCGTTTATTTGTGCAACAGGCTCAGATGTTTCTTGTTTTCTTCTAGCATTTCTAGCTTTAGCAACTTCATCGTTAATTATCTTTATAGATGCTCTTTGTGTAGTTAGATCGTTAGCATTTAGCGTGCCGCCGTTTGCAACTTTTTTATTAATCCTTTCTATTTCTGCCAAAGCATTTTCTGCTACATCTAAACCCTCAAAATAATTAGCATTTGCAGGATCTTTTAAAAAATCTAAAGCTGTAGCAGAAGGCTCTCCAGTTTTGAGCGACTCTGAAATTTCGTCACGCGCTTGAAAATAATCTTCAACACCCTTTTTTATATAAGCAAGTTTTCTGTCATAAACCTTTTGAAGGTTTTCGTCTTTTATTAACGCCCTTTGATTTGCCAGTGTTGCAATAGGATTTTGACTTCCAGAGCTAATAATTGCTTGCACCATAGAGTCAGCCCACCTTGTTTCTTTGGCCTCTACAGCAAGTCTAGCTTGATTTTCTGCATCCATTTCATCTGCAACTTTTTGCTGAAATCGTGTTGCAAAAATTTCTGTGTATTCACTAACAGACTTACCGGCATTTTGAGCAAGATCAATCATGTCTTGCTGCAAATTAATAGCTGTTTGCTGGTCTATTTCATCAGATGGTTTTGCCATTACCATATTAAAACGGTTAAGAAGTCCTTGCATTGTTTCTGCAAATTCAGCATCTGTTGTTGCTTCTTCAGAGGCTTTAATAGAGGCTTTTGCGTTTAATGATTGCGCTTTTGCAATGTCATATTGAATAGCATCTTCTGGGCCATAATCCTCAATAAATTGCTCTCGCGTCATGCCAGATGACACTGCTTCTGTTGCTGCAATTTGCGTATTAGTTCGACTCGTTGATCTTCCGCTTGCAATACCTGATAGCGCACTGCTTAACATTTGAGGGTCGTTAAGAGCCATTACATCTGTTTTTACTTGCGTTTCAATAGCTGCACGCTCACTGTCTGGCAATGTTGGGTCATTAAGTTTTTCAATGTTTGTTGTGATTGCTATTTGAGCATCATTAATGCGCTTGGTATTACGCAAAGAAGCTGCGTGCAATGTGTATTGTGGATCGCCAGACGTTGTGCCTAATCGCTCATAAATATCAGCAAGAGCCGAAGCATCGCCAGACGCTTGAGCTGCAGAAAGCTCTTCGATCATGCCTTTTGTTGCTTCTTCTTTTCTTTTTCTTTCAGGAAGACCGCCAAGTTTTTCGCCAACAGTAAACAGCCCGTCAGCAAAAGCGGGCTGTGTTAAGGATCTAACAAGATCTCTACCAAAACGTGCCATTGTTAATCTCCTATATAGTTAGCTTTGGGATGCCAATATCGTAACCGCCACCTAAAGCGCCACCTAGCAATCCACCGCCAAGTGATCCAGCAAGGTTTGCTTGACCCAATGCAGAAGCCAGAAGCATATCAATGCCTGACGCTTTTGCTTCGCCGAACAATCCAGCGCCGTATAGCTGCGCTTGCTGTTGTTGTGCTGCCGCAGTTTGCCCTGGCGACAATGCCGCAATAAGCTGTTGCTGTGGCATATAGGCACCGGCCAATGCGCCCATGCCTAGCTGTTGCTGTCCTGCTGTAAGTGCTTGACTACCGCCCATCAAACCCTGACCTGCTTGCATAGCTTGCAACGCTTGAGCTTGCTGTGCCGCGCTAAGACCTTGTGCTTGACCTGCAAGACCTGTACCTAGTCCTGCGTACTGTGCGCCAAGAGCCGCTTGTTGTGCTTGTTCTGCTTGAGCCTGCCCCATAGCGCCTAGCATTGCACTTGCCTTGGCCTCCTCTTGAGCCTTGGCTAAAGCTAATTGCTCTGGAGTGCCGCCATATTGTGCTGTGCGGACACCTAATCGTCCCTGAGCCGCTAGACGTTCTTCCAGCCCAAGGGCCTGACGCTCCTCTTCAGGGCGCTGTGCGGCCCTCATACGCTCGTAGATAGCCGCTTCGCGGTCAACCGTAGGCATACCAGCCTGAGTCATAAACTCGCTGCCAAGACCAAACGCTTGCGTAGAAGCCTCTCTAGTAGGATCCATGCCAAATACTGGCTGGCCCATTATTCCTTGGCCCGCACTAAGAACATCTACTCCAGCTTGTTGCAACTGCGCCGCACCGGGAGTTGGCTGCCCAAGATATTGACCTGCCTGACCAAACAAAGCCTGTGACAGCGCTTGTTCTTGAGGTGAATAGGACATTTGAGTTGATAGCTGGCCCGTCAATGGATCCATGTACGTGCCAAACTGACCGCCTGTGCCAGTAGTAATTGTGTAGGGACGGAATTGAGCCTGACCTAACTGCTCTTCAGCAAGCTCAGTACCTAAAGTAATTCCTCGCTCACCAATTTTTCCAAGATCGCTATAAGCCGAAGCAAGAAGCCCAGAGCCTGCGCCACCTAATAACCAGTCTAAGCTCATTAGTATGTACCTCCATCAATGGTTCCTGTCGACAGAGTTCCCGTAAACGTCAGTGCAGGAATAGTTACTGTGCCTGTAAACGTAGGCGATGCAAGGTCGGCCTTCGTAGCAACGGCTGTAGAAATCGCATCGAATTCTGTTTCAAACTCAGCGCCCTTAATGATTTTGCCGCTGTCACCGGAAGGTAGACTGTCTTTCGCGGCAAAGTCTGTAGTCTTTGTATAATTACTCATAGTACTTTACCCATTAGTGCTAACACGTTGATCTCTTGGAGAGACAGTCCTGATCCATCTATGTCTGCTTCCAACCCAATAGTAATGACACCTCCGCCTCCTGTCGTGTTAATTCCACGTCGAGAGGTAAGGTCGCCGCCTGTAAATTCTGCTGTGCTGTTAAATTCGTCTTCGTTATAAAAGCCGGTTACCTGATTACCCACGGTAAACTCTGAGGTCTGAAAGAACGTCCCAAAGTCATACGCCCATTTAAGAAACATGATTGCGCTGTTTGCACCGACAATCGTAGGCCGGAGCTTCTTTAGTATCTTGAGTCGAGACGGGTCACCAAAGGTAAGGCCAGGACTGTAATACCTAAAGCGGTATTTCTCGCCGTTATCGCGATAGCCACTGTACTCGCCAATGCCTTCGCCGTTACCAATTAACAACGTTCCGTCTTCTTTCCTGCCGTAAGCCGTAAAGCCTGTGCCTGGCCAACGTGTGACACGATACGCGCCATTCTCTAACGTACCCCTAACATCAAAACAGAAAGTCGTATCTTGAGCCGTAAAGGTTAATAAGTAGAAGCCTTCTTCGGGGCTGTATACTGAACGATAAAACTCAGTTTCATTTTGCAACAGAGCAATAATGTCTTTAGTTATGTTGTCCGACAGGCTGCTAATTGGCATGGACTTTTCTTGTATTGTCCGGCCAAAGCTCTTTAGTCCTGTGTGCGACAAAAACAAAACGTCTGTTCCTGTGTATTGCACAGTATCTCGATCAACACAGCCAACACCTGCAACCGTATCTATTAAAGACATTGTGGCCGGTGCCTCAGCTCCTTGGTAAACAACAATGCTATGTTTCCCGAAGATAATAAGAAGGCTGTTGTGGGCGGCTAAAGCAACAATTTCGTCATAGCCATCAGGCCATACCTTAGAGATATCAATAGAGCCACTTGTCCCGCCAGACCAATCATGTCCTATTAGTAAGTCAGACCAGTAAACAGTCGACTTGTCAGCGCCAAAGTCTGCCGTCCAGAGCCTTCCATAAGCCGCTAGAACCTCGTTGCCATACATTGAGCCAGTTACCCCAGCCGCACCAGAAACGCTGCTGAGCTTGACTACAGCGCCTCCTGCGTTGTCATAGACCAAAGGCTCATTGCTGCGCTGAAAGAAATAGATCTTGTCGTTAAAGTTGACCATCTTCCAGTTGTCAGAAGTAATGGTGTAGCTACCGGGCGTTTCGTCAGCAAGCGTTGTAGTGCCGCTAAGTATCTTGTTGTTGCCTACAGAAAATACTTTTCTGTTACCGGCATTATCCTCAAACTCTTTGATGGCTCTAATCTTTGCAGTGCCTAGCTCGGTTTTGTCCGTCGTAATAACGCTATAGCCTTTACGAGACGCAATACGCCCACGCTTGTCGATTACTGCGTTGTCAGCAATGTCGGCAAACGAAGGGTCTTGTGCCAGCGGAGAATCTTCTGTGTTGATTCCCTTAAAGGCTGGAGCGACAAGATTGATGCTTTGTAATGGTTGAGCCATAGCTACCTCACGGCGTATAGAAGATTACTTCTTCTGGGTGCTTCTGAGCATCTAACGCAATAGCGTCCGATAGATACTTATCCGCAATAGCAAAATATTCAGGAGCTGATGTGCCTCCTGTTTCTCCCCGCTCCCTTGCTAGCAGCGCAATCGCCAAATGGATAACAGGCATAGATGGAATTCCCATCTCGTCACTATCAGCAGACAAGTCAGCCTCTCGCTTTACGCAGTTAAATCGAATTGTGTAGGCCGCGTCAGGCGTTGGATATATATCAATCTGAGTATCGCCGTTACTGTCTACGCCGTTATACGTGTAGTAAGTAGGCGCACTCTTTCGCGGCTCAGAGATAAGATACGCCTCATCAAAGAACGTAGCCGTCTTATACTCCATAAATAGGTTTGACGTGTCGTTTATAACATTTAGTGCTTTGATCCTGTTCTGGCTGCCAGTAAGCACGTAGTTAAAAACATCATCAGTTGTTGTAATCGTTAATGTTGTGCGGAGCGCAGACCAATCCCAGGCATCTTCTACCATGCGCTTGGCATCGTTTACGAAGTCGCCCACCATTTTTGAATATGTTGAGGTAGTCACAGAAGCAACCTCTTCCTCCCGAAGCCTCCGCAACACATTATTTACTAAGCTCAGATAAGTCATTATTTGTTCCTATCTACAATCATTCTAGTAAGCAGACCGCCCATCATTTGGTTTGCCGATTGTGGTTGAGACTTCGGCAAAACTAACGGCTGTATTTCTGGTAGTTGATAGTTAATGCCAGCCATAAACGGAGACATCATGCCGCCGCCACCGCCGCCTCCACCGCCGCCGCCACCTTCTGGCTCTGGAGGAGCATCAACACAGATGCCTTCTTCGTTTAATACCTGACCTTCAGGGCATTCCTCTGGCTCTGAGTCTTTGCAATCAGGATCAGGTCTTGAGCCATCCGCACACTCAGAACATAACGGCCAGTCCACAGCGCCATTCTCACAAGTTTCTGGCTCTGGCTCTGGCTCTGGCTCTATCTCTTCTCCACATTCAAGCGGATTGTTTTGAGCGTAGGTTGGATCATCACAAGGCTCAGGTTCCGGCTCTGGCTCTGGCTCTATTTTTTTGCCACACTCAAGAGGATTGTTAGCGGCGTAAACCGGGTCATCACAAGGCTCTGGCTCAGGTTCTGGCTCAGGCTCTATTTCCTCTCCACATTCAAGAGGGTTGTTGCGAGCATAAACTGGATCATCACACGGGTTAGGTTCAGGCTCTGGCTCCGGTTCTAACTCCACCTGAACGCAAATACCCTGTTCATTTTTGACGTAGTTATCAGGGTCTTTGCAAGGCCCGCAAGTACCATCTTCATTTACTGTTGCGTTTGGATCTTGGCACTGCTCAGGAGGCCGATCTATTTTGACGCACAGCCCACCAGCCTCTTTCCTTTCGTAACCAGCTTCACAATCTCCGCAAGTCCCATCCTCATTTTTCTTTGAGTTTGGATCTGTGCATTGCTCAACAGGCTGCTCTATTTTGACACAAAGACCGCCAGCTTCTTTTCTTTGATAGCCCGAATTACATTCTCCACAAGTACCGTCGTCATTTTTCTTAGAATTGGGATCATCACATTCTCCAGGCTCAGGTTCTGGTTCTGGCTCCGGTTCTGGTTCAGGCTCCGGCTCGGGCTCTGGCTCTGGTTCAGAAATTGGAATACATACTCCCTGATCATTTACTTTTCCATCTAAACCTTCAGGAGTTTTGCAGTCTTCTCCCTGCCCTGGTGGTTCTGGCTCCGGTTCAGGTTCTGGTTCGGGCTCAGGCTCGGGTTCAGGTTCTGGTTCAGGTTCAGGTTCTGGTTCAGGTTCCGGTTCCGGCTCAGGTTCCGGCTCAGGTTCTGGTTGCAAAAACTCTTTACACTCTTCTGCGTTCGCAGGATCGTTTCTATATTCTTCTTTTTCACAAGGGTTTGAAGTAATTACAGTATCATCAATGCACTTGCCGTCTTGGTCATAAACACCTTGACCACCACCTTTCATTACGCATGGCTGACCCGTCTCCCAATCAGGATCAGGCTCAACGCATCTACCTTCCAAATCGCTCCATACCAATCCCTTTGATGCACAATCATCAATTACAGGAACGCATTCTCCATCATTTTCTTTGCCGGGCTGAAAATCATCTATACATCCTCCGCATCTACTTGGCCTTTTGTTTTCTACATCTGCCGGTATATGCGTTTGGTTTTTAGCAGCACACTCTTCTGGAGTAGGGCCGGTATTTTCCCATGGTGGCTCGGGTTCGGGCTCTGGCTCAGGTTCTGGCTCAGGTTCGGGTTCTGGACTCAACCACTCTTTGCACTCTTCCGCATTTTCAGGTTTGTTTCTGTAATCTTCTTTTTCGCAAGGACTTGTACTAACAATGTAGTCAGGACAGTTTGTTCCTTTTTTATTTTCTTTTGGAGTCACGCCATCAGAACACATCCCAAACTGGGCATCGCCTTCTTCGGACTCGCCTGTAAACA